TATTTCCCTAGGAGGAAGAAAAGAGAGAGAGATAGTTTTGGCCAAAGTCTGTCAGCGCGTCCCGACCCGTCAGACCTCGTCATCCTGGTCCTTCCGGAGGCTCAGACCCTGCACGGCGCGCATTCCGTCCCCACCTTTCCGGACCTTGCTCAGATCCCAGCTGCTTTCAGCTGTCAGTCTGCTGATCAGCTGGTTGTCAGCCACGTGGATCCGGACGTTGTTGGACGCGCACCAGTCCTTCCATTCCCGCCGCACCAGCTCGTTGGCCACGAACCCGTCCCGGTTCTTCACGAACCGGCCCTCGAGGAAGTAGTCGAACGGGTTGTTCGCCAGGTGGTACTCCTTCACGACCTGCAGTCCGTCACCAGTGGGGGTGAACTTGTCCCCGTCGGCCGCAGCCTCCAGCTTGACGGCGCCCCTGAGGGCCCATGCAGCGATGCCCGGCAGCTCTCCGCGCAGCACGTCCATCAGGTTGTGCTGCTCCTTGCCCTCGAAGCTCCGCACGAACGGGAGCACCAGCATCTTCCCGCTCAGTCCACGGCCCTTGTTCGGGAGCTGCGGGATCTCATTGGCCTGCACCCACGGCGCCGCGTTGACCACGACGTTCCGCATCTGCCGCTTGTACTTCGCGTTGATGCTGATCGGGTCCCTGCCCAGCACGTTCTTCAGCACCCGCACGGCGACCTCACCCTCGCGGTTGTCGAGCTCGCTCACCTCGGAGATGCAGAGCACCCGCGCGAACTCCAACCCATCCAGTCCGAAGCTCCCCGCGATCTCGTCCAGGCTGCTGCCCACGAACCCGGTTCCGCCCACGAGCCACCGCATCACCGTGCTGATCGTGCCCTTGCCGGCCCGGATCTTCCCGTGGAACAGCATCCACTTCGCGTACCGTCGATGCCCCATCATCGAGTACCCCATCCACCTCTGCAGCAGTTCCTTCCACACCTCGTCCCCGCCGCTCCACTCCTCGAGGCACCGCATCCACCTCGGACATTCGGCGCCGGTCTCGAGATCGACGTCCACGACGCACGGATCAAACCACTCCGGACCTCTGGGGACGCAGACCATCGCGCCGCTTTCCGCGCTGGCCTTCACATCCACGATCACGTCCCGGAACGCGATGGCCACCTGCGGATCCATCAGCCGATCCCTGTAGTCCGGCCGTAGCCACTGCGGGACCTCGGTCGCAGCCACGCGGCACAGCGCCTGCATCGCCCGCACGATCCCGTTCACCTTGAACTCCGTGGGCCCGTACCGCTCCACCACGAGCCCGTTCGGATCGTCGCTCACGTGCAGGTCCTCGGTCCAGCGCCACACCGCGTCCTCGAGCCACTGCTGGTCCCGCTGCACCCATTTGCCGCCGTACCACTCGAACAGCCGGCCCTGCACCTCCTTGAGCCCCATGCCGTCCTCGAAGCACACCTTGAGCATCGCCCGGGCCACCTTCATCGGCTCGGTTGTCCTCAACGGGTTTTGTTGTGTACCCAGCGTCATCCGATTATCCTCTCTGTAGGAGATCCCATGTCACGATTCTCTCTGACTCCCAACCGCCCGAACACCGCCGGCGTCCCGTCCCTCGACATGCTGACGGACCCGTTCGCGTTCCTCGGCCAGCTTGCGGAGATCCAGTCCCGCAACGCCCCGACCGGTACCAGTGGGGGTTCCAAGCAGAAGACTCCGCCGACTCCGCCGACTCCGCGCGACGTCGTGCCGCAGACTCCACCGGCGACTCCTCCGGCCGCGAAGCCCGCGACCCCGGCTGCCCCCGCAACCGCCGCACCGAAGGCCGGCAAGTACGAGGTCCGAGGCGCATCCGCCAAGACGCAGTTCGACGCCGAGCTCGCGGCGCTCAACGCCCGCGTGACCCGTGGCGAACGGGTGGACCCGCTCGAGTTCACCCGTGCGCGACAGCGCTACGACAACGCGGTCGCCGGAGCTGGCGCCGGCATCCGGCTGGAAGAGATGTACGAGAGGCAGCGTCAAAGCCGTCGCGAGGAAGCGGCGAGAAACAGGACGAAGAGAGAGGCGGCCCGCGCCGCCCGACCCTCGACCACGACTGCTCCTGCTGCGCCTGCTCCTGCTGCGACTACGACTGCTGCTCGGGGTCCGGATACTACCCAAACTGTCGGGGCTGTCAAGCCTGTTTCAGATGATTTCCTCGCGGCAGGCCAGACTTCGATCGAGCAGGAGAACCAGCGCTACCTCGGCAACCTGGCGAACGAGCGCCTGGCCCGCACCGCAGTTGTGGATCCGCTTCTTCGCGCCATCAACGAGCAGGTGGCGCGTCTGCGCGAGCTCGCCCGCGCGACTCCCGCCGGACAGGTCTCGCAGCTCGCCGAACCCGTGAAGGCTCCGTACGTCCGTGGGCCCGGTGACGTCCCGCTCGACGACGCGCCACGTCAGCTTCCCCAGCCGGCGCCCAGCCAGCCGATCCGTCCAGTGGGGGTTGAGACGCCTTACTCAACTCCTCCGGTTCCGCTTCGCACCGACGGATACGCGCTGAACCAGAACGGCGTGGATCTTGGATTCGGCGCGTTCCGTCCTCCGGCGCAGGATCCCGCGTACGCGCAGGCTGCCCGCGCAGTTCTGTCGCGCCCCGTCTACACCGAACCGGACCTCTTCGGATCTCCCGTCGACTTCTCCGATCCCAACATCCAGCGCCGCTTCGAGCAGGATGTCCGGAACGAGATGCTTCGCAACGCTCCGGGCCAGGCAGCCACCGTTTCGACGCCCGAAGCGGTACGCGCGGAAGCCGCTCGCATCCCCGCCTTCGCGCCGACGGGATTCGAGCAGGTGGCCAATGTCGTCGGAGGTCCGTTTGCGCCGGGATCCGGAGCCTTCGGTGCTCCGATGCCGGGAGACATGCTCGCTCAGCTGGCGCTCACGGCAAACTCTCCGACGGTTTCCGACTACGACCGCAACGAAGCGGCTGCGTTGCTCGCAGCGTCGCAGATGCAGGGCGGCATGATGGACGCCCTCACGATCGCCGGTGGTTCGGGCGCACGGTCGACCGCCACTCCCCGTCCTGCACAGGGAACCTCCGGCCCCGTCACCGCCACTCCGCCCGCTCGACCCCGGGTCAATCCTCGCCCAGAAGGTCCGGTCATCACGGCCAATCCCGACGCTGGTCCTTCGTTCACGACCACGAGGCCGGTCGAACCGTTCGGGCAGGTGACCGCGCTTACCGAATCGCAGGTGCAGGCGATGCTCCGCGATCTGGGGGTTTCTGCGCCGACGCCGCAGAACGTCCGGTACGACCCGCTGCAAAACCGGTTCGACATCGGCGGTCCGAACCTCCGGGCCGACAACACTATCGTCTCGACCTCGCCCCTGCCCGGTCGCGGTCTTGGCGAGGTCACGACTCCGACGGCGCTCGGGCCCATGCGCGGTCGCGACATCAGCCGGGCTCCAACAGGGGTCCTCGGTCCCGCTTCTCCGCAAGGCCGTGTCGCTCAGATCCAGGCGCAGAACGCGACGCGCGACTACGTCAACCGCATGCTCGACGGTCTGGCGAAGCTCGGCGTCCTGCCCAAGTCGGAGGAGCAGGCGTTCCTCGACGCCACCCTCCGTAGCTCCCGGAGGACTCCGCCAAACCCTCAGTAGGGGCTGAGCCAACCCCTCAGCCCCCTGCTGAAGTTTCTCGAATACCGCAGACCATCGGGCTTCCGCAAGGATTCAAGGCGGTTCGTAATATGGATACGGCGGAAGCCCGTGATCCGGGAATGCTGTTCTACAACGTAGTTGATCCTTCCACCGGTCTCGCAAGTGGGCAGATCGCCTTTCAATGGAATCCGGCCAACAGGATGTTCCAACCTGTTTGGCCCGGGGTAAACCTATATCCCCAAGCCCAGAAGAAAGGTCTTTATCCGGCATTCTTGACCGAGTTGGCCAAGTATGTCGACATAGGCTCTACAGGGATGTCTGAAGAATCAGGAACCATGCCAAACGCCGCCAAGGTTTGGAAGAAGCTTGGGGCAAAGGAAGAGAATGTGGTGGAAGACCCGCATATGAGCGGACCAAAGGCCTTTGTACTTAGGGGGAAAAAGTGAGCAGATCCAAAAAGGACGGGATGTCGTTCAGCGTGGGCGGTGGACTCCGGTGGGTCCACGAGTCGCGGTTCTGCGAGGAGATGCAGTTGACCCCCACTGCGTTCCGGAAGCTGTGCCGGGCGCTGAAGGTCCCGATGTTGCAGATCCACAAGGACTGGCTCGTCAACCTCCACATGTTCCGCATCGGGCTCTGGGCCGCCACGCGGTTCGGGCAGCCTGACTTCCTCGTGCCCGGGTGCGAGACCGTGAACCGTGGCAAGCGTCGAAAGTCGCAGGCCGTCTCGGTGCCGCGCGAGTACATCGAGAAGAATCTACCGATGCTTGTGGACGAGGTCTGCAAGGCTCGCGTCATGGACGGCATCGAACTCGAGCAGCGCACCATCGACGAGTCCCGAGACGCCGCCCGCCGCATGCTCAACCTTCTCAACCCCAGCACCTAACCCATGGCCAAGAAGCGCTTCAACTTCAAGGCGGTCCACAAGAACCCGGAGGGCGGGCTCAGCGAGGCCGGCCGACAGGCGTACAACCGCGCCACCGGCGGCAACCTGAAGGCTCCGCAGCCCGAGGGCGGCCCGCGTCGTCGGAGCTTCTGCGCCCGGATGAAGGGAATGAAGAAGCACCTCACTTCCGCCAAGACCGCGAGCGACCCGAACTCCCGCATCAACAAGAGCCTCCGGGCATGGAACTGCTGACATGGCCAAGAAGCCGATGCTACCGCCTGCTACACTTGGCAAGCCTTCCAAGAAGTCCCGATACTCCGAAGAGGAGGAGGACGACGGGGAGGAATGTGGCTGTGGAGGCCACGACGAGAACGGGATCATGCTGAAGATCTCGATTCTCTTGCCGGAGTCTCTTCAGCCGAAGGGCAGATAGTCATGCCGAAGGTCAACGGAAAGAAGTTCCCCTACACGCCGAAGGGGAAGGCTGCGGCCAAGAAGATGGCGGCGAACCTCAAGGCGCCCAAGAAGTTCGGGAAGAAGGTCTGACCATGAAGAAGGGCACCAAGAAGTCGAAGCCGTCCGCCGTGCGCGTCCGCAAGTCGGTCGCCGCGAGCACTCGCCGTTCGTCGGGCATCGCGCCTGTCGGCGGCGGCAAGGGCTGACGCCGTGGCCGAGCTGGACCCGGGAGCGGAGCCTTCCAGCAACCTGGAAGCACTGAAGCCGTTGAGGCCTGGTGCGGCTCCGCTCCTGGATCCCCGGTTTGTGAGCGGCATGTCCGCTCCCCAGCTGCTGCGCCGGCAATCGCGGACGTTGGCGACAAGCAAGCTTCCGGAACTGGAGGGAAACCTGTTCGCTCTTGCGAACGCGCTCCCCATGGAGACGACGGGCGCCGGACGCGGTTTCTCCGTGAACCTGGACCCGGAGCTCAACATGCGGTCTTCCCGGATCATGCCGTGGCTTGGAACGCTCGACAGTCCGGAGTTCGTGAACGATGTCAAGAAGCTGCGTCTGGAATCGGAGAAGGCGGCGGCGTTGATCGGGGGGACCAAGGGCCGGCACATGCTTGAGACCGAGCGCATGGTCCGCCGGATTCATTCGTTCATGCGGAACATCTCTCCCGAGGACATCGGCTACACCATTCGTCTTGGTCTTGCGAATCCGGGCGTAGCCACCAAACCCGCGACGGTCCGCGAGGTCTACACGATCGCCGCGTACTTGCTTTCCGGCGCGGTTCCTCCGGAAGCGGCGTCGATGGGCGGCATGGGAAGGGCCGAGAGAAAAAGGACGCAGTCTCGGCATGCGGTCCGCATTGCGCGGGAAGCCGGCCTGGACGACATGGGCTACGTTTTCGGCACCAATCGTCCCGAGCATTTGCGTCGTCTGGAGCTGATGCAGGGGTCCAAGGGCTATGGTCATATGCTTGCATCGATGGGGTTGCAGCAACCTCGGTCGGAGGCCTTGGGGGGAGAGTTCTTCCAGGAGCAAATCCTGACGCCGGAGAAGCCGGCCTACACCCCGTTCGAGCAGCGCATCCGCGATCTGATGACGCAGGATTCCGAGCGCGTCGCACGTGCGGCACGTGCGATGGAGCGAAAGGGCATCGACCCTAAGTTCCGGCAGAGAATCGGAGCAACGTACAAGGTTGCCCTTGGGGACTACATTTCCGAAATCCTGTCCGGAGGGCATTCCGAAGCGGCAAACGCGCCTAATGCCTTGGTCCGCCGGACAATGGTCCCCAGGGAGATGATCGACGAGTTCATCGACGAAGCCTTTGCGGAGGCCGGAACGGGTTCGGCCGCGAGGACCCCGGAGTTCAACTCCCTCCAGCACTTCCGGAAGACGACCGCTCGGGTTCGTCGTCGCATGCTGGAGAACCTGGAGCTGTCCGGCAGAAACACCCATCCGGACACGATCGAGGCGATTCAGCGCATGACCCAGGACTTTCCCGCTGAGTTTGCCAAGGCTGTCGAGGCATCGCATAGCATCTCGAAAGAGTATCGCAACGTGGCCCAGCAGACCGTCGCCGTGGCCGGAGCGGGGCGAATCTCCAAGGGACGTGCTGGTTCTTCGGTGGCGGCCGCCTTGGAAAAGGACGCTGCAAGGACGCTCAAGGCCATGGGCCGGAACATGCCTTCCGGAGGAGTGCCGATGTTCCTGGTGTCCGCGCTTGCAGCCGGCCTGCTTGCGTCGGGACTCTTGCACGAGGAGGCGGCGTGAACCGGAAGTCTCAGAAGCCGGAGCTCGAGGACGGCGAGGCCGTGATCCGGTCGATGTTCTCGATCGACGGGGCGGCCGCCGCCATCCAGCGCTCGGGGTTCGACGTCGAGGAGGAGATGTCCATGTACATCGACATCGCCCGCAACTCCGTCGAGGACGGCACGAGGCTTGCCGCACTGCAGAGGTTGAACAGGCGTGTACGGGAAATCGCGGAAGTGAACGGCATGATCTCGACCGGATCGGTTAGAATGGTGTCCCATGAAGAGAATGGAACCCGCATCGAACAGGTCCGCTCCGAGTCCCGACTCCTCTCCAAGGTCCGGGGACTCTCCCTTCCAGGCGCCTCTCCGATCTCAAGGCGCGTACTACCCCCGGCCTCTGGCGGTGGAGACGCTGAACCAGGCGCTGCCGTCGGTCCGTGACGAGGACCTCGCCCGCTGGGGCGCGTACACGCTCGAGGACATCGGCGTGATCGAGGTGGACCGTCTGGTCGGACTGCCCTCCGAGTTCGGGCGCCGGATCCGCGACGAGATCTGCTGCTCCGGCGGCGGGCTCAACGAGCGCTGGACCGAGATCGCATCCCGGCTCCACGTCCACTCGCCCGGCACCACCAACCCGACGGCCCTGCTCGCGGCCATCTGCAACATGGCGACCGCGCTCCTCTTCGTGGAAGGACGGATCAATGCCGCAGCCTGACATCGAGCACCGTCTCGAGGAGCTCCGGGAGTACTACCCGTCGCAGGACCACGTCGTCCTGGACGAGGCGCTGGAGACGATCCGCCGGCTGCGCGAGGAGCTGCGCCGCGTCACCTACAACACCACGGTCCGCGAGGCGATGGAGGACCTGAACCCGCAGGCCCTGTACCTCGACGGCTTCGACGACGCCATCGTCGGCTACGCAAACCAGTGGGGGTCTCCTCCGCTCGTGGTCTACGACGGCGAGAAGATCGTCGAGATCCTGTCGAAGGACATGAGCCTCGAGGAGGCCCAGGAGTTCTTCTCTTACAACATCGAGTGCGCGTACGTCGGCCCCGGCACCCCGCTGATCCTGCACCGTCCCCTGGAGGACTGATGGTCCGAAGGATACAGGGACGGGCGGAGGGCAACGAGAACTACCCTCTTCCGCCGGACTACGACTCGCTGACCGACGAGGGCCAGAGGCTCGCGCGGGTGAACGCCTGCCGGCAGTGGCTCGTTCCGGAGGAGAGCGGCGCCGCGCGTGGCGACAACCTCGTGGCTTCGCTCTGGTTCTTCGACCACTACTACCTGTGGCCGGACGAGGAGGCGGACGTCAATCCGCTGTTCTACGACGACACGCCGCTCGAGACTCCGGACTTCCACTGGGTTCTTCTGCGCCAGTGGGCCGCGTACCGCCTGACCGCAGCCGTCGCGCCACGAGGTTCCGCGAAGTCGTACCTCAACTGCAAGGACATGCTGCTCCGCATGATCACGCGGCCGGCGTATTCGTTCGTGTACGCGACGTCGACGCACCCGAACGCCCGCGAGGTAGGCGAACGGATCAAGCGCCAGCTCATCCACAACCAGCGTCTGTTCGACGACTTCGCCCCCGAGTTCGACGGGCGCATCGTTCCGCGACGCGGCGAAGGCTCGTTCAGCACGGAGCACATGATCCTGAACAACGGATCGTGGCTCCGGCTCCTGAGCGCGTCCAGCAAGCAGCGTGGCGGCCGTCCGCGACGGTACAGGCTGGACGACCCCGAGTACGACCCGAAGGCCACGACGCCGATGTCCGTGCTCCGCGCGTACATGGACGAGCTTCTCTTCAAGATCGTGATCCCGATGGTCACGCGCCCGGACACGGGCGTGGACTGGGTGGGCACGTTCGTGTCGAAGCGGCACTACCTGTGGCATGCGATGCAGCTCGAGGACACGCCGGACGGACCCAAGGCCAAGGATCCCCGCTTCAACCGCTGGTCGCGCCTCGTGATCCCGGCTGCGATCGAGGAGAACGGCGTCATGTCGTCGTGCTGGCCGGAGATGTGGCCGACGACGAGGGCCGAACGCATGCAGCTGGCGGCGACCCGTCCGCGCTTCCGCGACTCGCTGTCGCTCGAGGAGATCCGCGAGACGATCGGCGTAGCTAACTTCAACTCGGAGTACCTCGCGAACCCAGGAGATGGCGGCTCGTCGTTCTTCGGCGAGCTCGACGAGGACCGGCACTCCTGGTGGTTCGAGGACATCGACGACAGGCTGGACCAGCCGCTGCTCTCGACGACGTACATCTGCTGGAACGAGCGGATGGGCGAGACGTTCGAGCGCCGCAAGATGCCGCTCCCGGACTTCATCCGCAGCCACAGCCGCCTGTTCATCACGGCGGACACGTCGCACACGACGGGCAAGGACTCCGACTTCAAGGTCTGCTGCCTGATGGCCGTGACTCCGCAGAACGACCTGTTCGTCCTCGACCTCTGGGCCCGGCAGGGCCAGGAGTCGGAGCTGGTCCGGGCGATCTTCGAGATGGCGGACCGCTGGCGCTGTCCGACGGTGCACCCGGAATGCATCCGCCAGGGCGTCTCGCTCTACAACGCGCTGAACGCGATCGTGTCCACCCGGGCGAACGACATGGCCGGCGTCGCCCACCTGCCCCGCATCTCCAAGCTGAACCCCGGCATGGCGGAGAAGCAGGACAAGATCGCCGGCATGCAGTTCCGGTTCGAGCACGGGAAGATCAAGCTGCCCCTGTGGCGCCGGGACCAGAACCCGTGGCGCCTGCTGTTCGACCAGATCGAGTCGTTCAACCCCGAAGCCCAGGACGGCGGCCTGGAGAAGGACGACTGCATCGACGCGGTCGCCATGTCCCAGTTCGTGCTTCGCGGCCGTCTGTCCAAGGCCCCCGGGGCACCGAGCGACAAGACCCTGTTCGAGCGTCTTCGGGACGGGGAGTACGTGGAGAACGGGTACCACATCGGGGAGGGACTGAACCTCGAAGCCCTGACCGCCGACCAGATCAAGGAGATCCTCGATGCACGAGCGCCTGCAGCCGGGCCAGTCCGCAAGAACCGGATCTGAGACCCGGATCCCCCTCGTCGTGTTCGAGGCCATGTGCCGGTGGTACTTCGGCGGATCCGCCGTGAAGGAACCCCCACTGGACCCCGGGGTGGGTCCGATGGTCACGGTTTCCGATTCTTGGCTAGGGATACTCTCCCTGGCCTACTACGGAAACGGGCCCCGGCACCCGACCGCAGAGACCAGTGGGGGTCTTCCCATCCAGTCCGACACTCCATCGCAGGAGCAGGTGCTCCAGTATGCTCAGGTGCGTAACTCCGTCCGGATGGTTCCGGGCGGGTATGCCGCCCGCAAGGCGCAGGTGACCAATGGCAAACGACCCGATCAAGCTGACCAAGGATCCGATGGCGCTGGCCCGGATCATCGACGAGCACTGCGAACGGGAGATGAGCCGCCTGTCGTACCGCCGGGCGACCTGGCTGGTGGCGCTGTACTACCTGATGGGGGCCCGTCAGTTTGACGTGTTCGACCCCGACAGCGGGATGGTCCGCTACTCGTACCTCGATGACGAGGAGCGCCTGGACTTCCAGTCGAGCGAGCTGCTGAACGCGGTCGACAAGATCGCCGGCCGGCTCAGCAGCCTGGACTACAGGCCGCTGGTGCAGCGGGTCGGGTCCTCGCTGAGCTCGATCCGCCAGCGCTCGATCGCCCAGATCATGCTGGACCAGGTGGTCTCGGAGCACCAGCTCGGGCGCGTGGTTCCGCAGTTCAACCACATCTACGCGCTCCTCGGCTCGTGCGGCATCACCGGGCACATCGTGAACCACGCGACCATCGGCCTCACCGCCGATCTCGAGATCGTGCATCCGATGGAGTTGTTCCCGTTCCCGAGCCTCAACCAGGACTACACCAAGCAGCGCGGCCTGCTGCGCCAGCGCATGGTCTCGATGGACTTCCTGAAGGACGTCTTCGGTCCCAAGGTGCAGCGCAACCGGGACAAGATGGAGTTCTACACGCTGAAGCCGGGCGAGACGTTCGAGCAGAAGTACGAGAACGAATACTCGCTCGGCACCAACGTGACCTACTCGGACTACAAGGGCGTGGGCCACGACACGGACGCCGACTACATGCAGGTGGTCCGGGTGCGCGAGCTGTGGCTCAAGGGTCCACGGGACACGGTGACCCGGTACGTGGTCACCAGCGGCGAGTACGTGATCCACGACGAGGACCTGGAGGGCCGCGAGGTCTACTGCCCGATCGGCTTCGCGCGGTTCATGGAGAACGGCACGTTCCACGGAGCGGGCTGCTTCGACCTCCTGTTCCCGCTCTGCCGCGAGGCCGAGCGCCTGCAGAAGGCGCTCTTCAAGAACATCCGGGACATGGACCGGTACGGAGTCCTCGTGCTGCCGCACGGCTCGTTCAACGCGAACACGATGCTGCGCGACATCGGGCAGGGCCTGCGGGTGTTCCCATGGGAGCCCGATCCGATCAGCGAGGGATTCCGTCCGTTCAACATCACGCCGTTCAACTCGGGCGACGTGCCGGGCCGCGTGTCCCAGTTCGCGATCCAGCAGATCGACCGGCTCAATCCGATCCGCGACCTGATCTCGGAGAAGGGGCGCGTCGACTCGGCGACGGGACTGCAGTTCCTGGACGAGCAGGTGAACCGCGCCATGAACACGCCGACCGCCGGGGTGCAGCAGGCGTGGGGCGACTGCTACCGCGCGATCCTGGCGGGCTCGGTCCGCGAGATCGTGTTCAGCCCCAAGACGTTCACGGTCGACCAGCTCACGCTCGATCTCGCCGGCGTCGTCGTGGATCCCGAGACGATGGCCGTGAGCTTCGAGCAGAATCCGCTGCCGTCGCTCGGCCAGCTCTCCTTCAAGATCAAGGACATCAATCCGAGGAGCAAGGTCGCCCGCAAGCAGGAGGCCCTGCAGCTCCAGCAGCAGTTCCAGATCGACGTCGACTCGTTCCTGCTGTTCGCGCTGAAGGAGGGTCTGGACTTCGCCATGTGGACCGACGAGCACCAGTCGGCCTACGAGTCCGTGGTCCGGAACTGCCTGCTCCTGTACGGGGACGGAAAGACCCCGGGTCAGGTGATCCTGACTCCCCAGACTGTCAAGCCCGAGTTTCAGATGCGCGTCCTTCTCGCGTTCATGGCGAGCCCGACGATGTCGGTCGCCAGCGCGGAGGTGCAGGACGCCTTCATCGGATACCACAAGACCCTTACCAGCTTTATGGGTCTGGTACTGCCCAATGCTCTCCCTAATCCTGATGATGTGGCTATGCTCTCGCAGCTGGACCGCCAGCTCAACCAACTCCAGGGCCAAGGCCAGCAGGCGCCGGCGCCCATGGGCAATCAACCTCAGCGAGTGATGTGATGTCCCAGATCGACAAGACCACGAAGATCACGCTCGACGACGGCACCGAGGTCTCCATCGCGGACCTTGTCCAGAACCGCAAGGACCTGGAAGAAGCACTCAAGATCAACGACACCCTGCAGGAAGACCTCAAGGAGGTCGGGCATCTGTTCCAGTCCGGAAGCACCTTGGAGCAGCGCGAGACGGCGATTCGCCACGTGCTCGAGAACCTGGGCTACGAGGATGGGCAGATCGTCTCATACCTGGAGCAGACCAGGAGTCAGCTGCAGCAGGCCGAACTTCCGGCGCAGGAGCCGGACGAGGACGAGGACGAGGTCGAGGAGATCGAGCTTCCGGACCTTCCGGACGAGGACGACGACATCGAGGACGAGGCCCCCGAGACCAGTGGGGGTTCCAAGGAGCGAACAATGAGCGACGAGCAGGAACGGGTCCTCCGGCAGGAGCTGGAGGCGCAGCGGGCGGAGCTTCACAAGATGCGGGTGCGCGAACTGCGCGAGCGTCTGGACTCCGAACTCAACCGGGTGATTGAAAGGAACCCGGAGATCCAGAAACTTCTCACGGCGTCGCGTTCCCTTCGCGGGGACGATGGCGTCGAGCAGGCGAAGAGCACTCTCAGGGCGCAGCTTGAACGCGGAGCCCTGGAGCGCATGCAGGCCCGTCGCGCCACGGCGGGGACCTTCGAGGACGCATGGATGTCCGAGGAGGTCGACAAGGCTGCCGAGCCCGTGCTCGGTACTTTCCGGTCGGTAATCGGCGACATCGACAAGCTCGGTCGGTCGTCGGAAACGGTCACCGGACTCGACGCGGAGGAGATTCTCCGCTCCAAGCCGGTGCCCGAACCGGAGTACAAGGAAGGAGCCACCATCAGCGACATCGAGTCGCAGGTCAAGAGCTTCGCCTCGGACACCATCAAGCGGGCGCTGGCGTCGTCTCCAGGTGAGTCCGTCGTCTAACTCAGGAACCAAGACATGCCTTTCGCAACAACCGGGTCGATCTTCGACCGTCAGTCAAACCGCATTCAGGAAATCCTCAACAAGTCGATGCGCGTCTTCCTTGCCGGACTCGATCCGGTCTGGCGCGACAACGTCGTCACCAGCCAGGGCGTCGGCAACTCCGGCGACCTCGGCCGCGACCTCAAGATCACCAAGCTCTTCATGGGCAGCCTCACCGGCGTGATCGAGTCGGGCCGTTCGTTCGGCGAGCAGGACCTCTACGGCAGCGGCACCTCGTCGCTTGGTCCGTCGATGCACCTGCAGTCGGCGTCCCAGGCGTACCCGAGCCCGCTCGAAGGTCCGAACGCCACGGCGTACCGCCTTGCGGTTCCGATGCGTTCGCTCGTCACCAACCTGATGATCACCCTCGGTGAGAAGCAGGCCGACGCGACTCCCGCGCTCATCGACCAGGTCGTGGCTCCGAAGCTCACGGCGTTCGCCCGCAACATGGCGCACACCCTGTGCAACTACTGGTACCTGAGCCAGAACGACTCGTACCGGCTCTGCGCCCTCTCGAACACCGAGGTTCGTTCCGTGGCTTCCGCCACCGGACCGACCGGAACCTCGACCTCGACGTACTACCAGATCCGCTTCAACCCGACGAACCAGGCCACTCACCGGTTCTCCCGGGGCATGCGCGTGGACATGGTGTACTCGGACGGCGATCGGGCGAACGATACGCAGGCTGCCCAGGCCAACCAGAACCGTGGCACCCGTCGTCAGCTGCTCGTCGAGAGCGTCGATCCGCTGACCAACACGGTGGTCCTGGTCACTGACGTCGATCCCAACGTCAACTTCTTCGATACTGGCGGATCGGCGCCTGGATCGGCTGTCACCAGCACCTACGCCGCCCAGACCGACTTCGATTCCTGCTTCATCGTGTACGCGAACGCGACGATCAACGGTTCCAACGTCGGATCGAACACGTTCGTCGGCATCGCCGGCATCAACAGCTGGCTGAAGAACGGATACGAGACCGGCACCGACGCGACCAAGCTCCTTGGCGCAGAGGCCGATTCGTCCGACTTCATCGACGTCGCGGAGCGTCCGGAGTTCAAGAGTTTCAAGTACAACGTCAACGGCGTCCTGACCGAGTACAACATGAAGCGCTACATCCAGCGCGTCCACTCGGCGTTCGAGCCGCTCGGTCACACGATCGACACGCTCGTCGCGTCCGAGGGCGTCTGGAACGCCTACGAGTCGCAGAAGATCGGCCAGTACCGGATCGACCGCACCAACCGCGTCGCGTCGATCTCGAACGAGGGCCAGGCCGAAGGCTTCTCGTTCAGCTTCGAGGGCCGCACCTACAAGGGCCACACCTCGCGGTTCGTCGAGCTCGGCACCATGTACGGTCTCAAGCTCGGCGGCAAGAACTGGAAGAAGTACGTCCCGGCATCTCCGGCCGGAATGTCCAAGATGGCCCAGGCCGACGCCTACGTTCCGTTCGAGTTCGTCGCGAGCGCCATCACGGGCACTTCGACCAACCAGCTCCCGGTCTACCTGACCACGAGCACGTCGAGCGGTTCCAACGCGAACCTGGTCACCCAGGCTTCGCAGATGCCCGGCCGCATCCGCATGCAGCTCGTGCCCGACCAGGTCAACGGCATGAAGCTGACCGGCATCACCGAGGATCGCCTGTACATGGGTACCAACAACATCGCCTGATCCGGCGACAGCAGTCGAAGAAGGAGGCCGTCCGCAAGGGCGGCCTCTTTCATTTGATGCTACGGGTGTGGAACTTCCCGAGCCTCTCGACCGCTACAGGATCAGCCTATGGACGGCTGAGAAAGAGTTCCGGCGCCTCGGACGCAACTCGATCGACGGCCGCGAACCGCACGACATCGCGATGCACTCCCTCTTCTCTCCCGCGTGGAGCGTCCACCGCGTCAGGCTCGACGTCATCGACGCCTACCGGAAGGAAAGAGGAAGGCGAGCGCGAACCGGAGAACCGCTCCGGCGCAAGTTCCAGCAGATCCCATCCGACCTCGCCACCCGCGATCCGCCTCATCATCCGGACGACTACCTCGACGGCTGGGACCTGTCGCCGGGACAACTCAGGATGGTGCGTCTTCTCGTTGATGGGCTCACCAAGACGCAGACCGCCCGATGGCTCGGAGTCAGCCAAGCCGCCGTCACCGACGCCGTGCGGCGAATCAGAGAGAAGAACGAGCACAAGAGGAATCAGCACCTTGACAATGGTGATACACTGGACACATGAGCGACGATCTGATCTCTCGGGAACTGCTGTTTGGAACGGAGTTTTCGCAGGAACGATTCGAGCTGGTCCCAGACGGACCTTGGATCGAATCGCTCAGGCGCAGAACGGGACAGAAGGACCTGTTCGTCTACCGGCATCGGAAGAGCCAGCGGTTCGGGGTGGCCCAGTGGCGGGTCAAGCCGGCCGTGTTCGGGCAGGGGATCGCGGTTGCCGTGGAGATCTGCCTGTTCTCGGCGCCTCCGGACCAGAATCCCAAGGACCTTCCGGACTTCGAGTGGCTGGTCTGGCGCTGCCAGCCGGAACACGTGACGTTCGACGAAGAGCGTCGAAAGAGGATGCAGGCCTTGTCGGAGAAGCACCGGGCGTTGCTTGACCGGAAGACGGCGCTCGACGACATGGACAAGGTGCTGCGGAAGAGGGGGCTGGACGAGGCCGCCGACAATCTGAGTCTTGAAGACGTGCCGGATGAAGGTCCGGAGCTCGACCAGATGCGCGAGCTGCTGAACTGGGCCATGAAGGACAAGATCATTTCCACGGGCTGACCCATGCATTCAACCGGTTCGATCATCAAGACGTACATCGAGAAGGTCCGGCACTACCTGGACGATCCCGACGTCGAGGCGAAGTACGACGACAACTACCTCGTCCGGTTCTTCCTGTCGTCGTCCATGACCGACGTCATCTCGCGCGTGTCGATGATGTCGGACAACCAGATCCTGTGCCGGTTCACCCTGCAGGTGACGGCCGGGACCGAGCGCTACAAGCTGCCCCCGGTCGTGCGCCAGGTGCTTCGCCTCGGACCGCTCGAGGACGAGACCAAGCTCTACACGGAGGACTTCCGTCCCCGCAACGAGCTGAGCCTGTTCGGACCCGGCTGGGCGCTCGAGGGCAACGAGATCGCGTTCCGTCCGGTTCCCTCGGAGAACAAGGAGTACGTGGTCCTGTACGTGCCGTCAGGCGACATCGCCTGTCACTACGGAACGGGAACGCTGAACGCGAACGGCACTTTCACGATGGGTGCCGTGCCGACGATCGGTTCTCTCGACAAGCGTCCGGGCGCGTACATCGGCAGCTACCTGCGGATCCTCGGCGCGAACGTGGTGGACGAGGTCCTGATCTCGGCGCACGACACCGTGACCCGGGTGCTGTCGACCCGTATCGCCGCGACCAACGCGGCCGGCACGTACACCTACGAGATCGTCCCGTTCCTGATGGAGCCGATGGTGGACGCCATCTCGCTGAGCGCCGCGATGCGGGCGGGCGTCGGCCGCAAGGTCACGCAGGCGCAGATGCAGAGCATGGCGTTCGCCTACAAGCAGGCGATCAAGACCGCGTACGACACGATTGGGAACATGAACTCCCGGGCCGGCAAGCGGTTCACCGGCATCATCGACACCTACGGCACCATCTCGACCGCCTTCCCAGGTGGCTCGTCCAGTGGGGGTGGCGGCGGCGGGACCATTCCCACGTGCCTTCCGCCGTGCGAGCCGGCCGAGGACGACGTGTCGGGAACCTGGCCCAACCTGACGGTCGAGGCGCTCCAGGGGAATCCGGTGAGCACGGATGCTCCGGCGGACGGAGAGGTCCTGACGTGGGACTCGACCGCAGGCGCGTGGGTGCCTGAGCCGATTCCGCCTCAGTCGGGCGGAGAGTTCCGCTGGTACGTCTCGCAGTCCCAGGGTCTCGACACCAACGACGGACTGACTCCGGCGACTCCGTTCAAGACGCTGGCCAAGGTGATGACCGTGGCCCAGCCGTACGACGAGATCCTGCTCAAGTGCGGCGACCGCTGGCGCGAGCAGATCAACGCGCCTTCGATGGACAACCTCACGGTCTCGTCCTACGGGGCTGGGGAGAAGCCGATCATCGACGGCTCGGACGTGATCACCCTAGGATCCGGCGGCTGGGCGGAAACCTACGACGTCACTGACGCATACTACTACGTGACCGGCAGCATCTCGGCCGCCGTCTCGGCTTACTCGTACTCCTCTTATCCGGGCAAGATCCACGTCGGCGTCTACGTCGACGGTATTCAGCTGGCCCAGCAAGACGTTTCGCTTCAGCCACCGTTGTCGACGAATCCCGGTTTCTATGTGGCGACGAGCGGAAGCCCCAACTACACCCCCACTGGCAATGTGGACTTCGTGTGGTCCGACACTGTGTCGCTGGTAGGACGGCTGATCGAGATCGCGGTGCGTCCGTATGCGATCCGGCTGCGCGACAACTGCACCGTGAGGGGAATCCGCATGATGCGGAACGCGCACGACGACGGGTCGCTGGTGCTCGGGCTGAACGCGCGGGTCGAGGACTGCGAGTGTAACGACGGATCGAAGCACAACTGCTACGTCGAAAGCGGATACCTCAAGCGCGTCCGCTGCTCGGTGGCCAACAAGCGCGGCGTCACCGGCGAGACCGGCATGGGCGGCGCTACCCTGTTCGTGGCATTCAAGACCGATCCTTCGGCGCTGAAGGTCGTGTACGACGAGTGCTCCGTGTACGGCGCGTTCAGCACGGACGACGGCGTATTCGGCTGGTATTGCCACGGAGCCACCTCGTCCACGCCCTACGGCCAGGTCGTGATCCGCAACTGCACGTGCGAGCGGGTCGACTATTCGATCGGCGGAGACTTCACCAAGCTGCTGGTCTCGGACTCGAAGTTCGTGAACTGCAAGAGCCTCGTGTTCGGAGGCTCCGAGCTTGCAGGGTCGAAGACCGTCATCGTCTCCTCCGTGCTGCACACCGGCGCGGTCACGGGGGACCGGGTCGTTCAGAACAAGACTCGTCTGCTCGTGATGCGGGGGTGCGAGATCATCGCGACCTACCTCGATACGAGGTTCATGGTGGACACCGAAGCCACGGTGGCCATGGAATACGATCTTCAGAACTGCACGTTCGTGCAGGGCAACCGATCCGGACCTGCCTCTCTCGGAATCATCAAGACGAGGACCGGGCAGAAGCTCAAGATGTCGTACTGCGCATTGTTCCAGTCCGACGAATGCCCGACGGATCCGGATGCCTTGGTGACGCCGATCGTCGTGGTGGACGACGTGAGCGGATCGAACCACACGACCGCCAACAACAACAACAACCTGTACCACGCGGGCTTCAAGTCGCTGATCCGCAACAACTACTACGAAGGCACCCCGCGTCGCGTACGCTACAACCGTGGCGGAACCATCTTCATCGGCCAGGATGTCCCCAGTGGGGGAGCTGTTGCCAACTCATCTGCAGTCTGGATCGACGAGGGGACGTTGGGAACGAGCAACATGGATGGTAACGGGGTCAATGGGCCGGTGCTTCCGTACTCGACCCGGCTTCCGCACGACACAGGCACGGCGCCCAACGTGTCCTTCGTAGGCCTGGCCGACGCCCAGCTTCCGAGCCACGGCGAGTGGATCTCGTATCCGAAGTCCAGCTGGGTCGCCCTCGGCTCGAACCCGCAGCTCAAGGTCTACGGGGCGTGGCAGTGGGCCTCTCAAGCGGAGAAGGTGCAGCTGATGATGGAGTTCGGCGAGCGGCCGTGAGGTGATCCATGAACGAGGAATCACAGCTCGAGCTTGCGAACCGTGAGTTCGAGCAGATCCTTCCGACCAGAAGCGGTGCGCTTGACCAGCGCATGCGGCTTGCGTTCCAGATGGTCACGCTCGTTCCCGGTCTGCCGCAGATCGGACAACGCGCGTTCACCGCCCCCGGCGGAATGCCGTACCAGACTGGGCCGAGTCCGTTCTCGGATGCCGTGATGCCGGGTGGTTCCGGGCCGAACGGCGGCGAAGGGCAGTCGATCGTCTTCAACTTGATCGGCGGTCCCACGTTCTACGGTCCTGCGAATCCGGGATCCGAGCCGCCGGTGGGTCCGGAGGAACGGCTTCGGTTCTCGTGCGTCTCGGGCAAGTGCCTCCAGGATCCGAACGGCGTCTACTACGGCATCGACGAATGCCTGGCGGATGCCTGCGGGACCAGTGGGGGTGGCGGCGGTCCCTCGAAGGGCTGCGACTGTGGCTGCGGTCCGTCCCTCACCGTGCTCAAGGCGGAGATCACAGGCATCATCGGACCAGGAGCCGGGTACACCACCGGGACTGGGCGCAAGTACTGGACCTACACGTGGACCGAGATCACGACGTCCGCGACGGTTCGGACCAGCACAACCTCCGGACTTGCCTCCAATGAATACGAGCTGACAGTGGACAACGACGGCGATAACGACGTTCCCACGACGGCCACCGTGTCGAGGAAGCGGATTCCGGACGGGGCGAAGGTGGACCTGCTGCTCGACGAATCCTGCACCCCTTGGTTCGTCCTGGAGAACCCGCTCGCCGTAGACTGCAACTCCGGGCTGATCGAGACCATTGACGGAGGCGTCTTCGACGGAACCTGATGGCCATCATCCTGCACAAGAGATCGTCCACCGCATCTGTGGTTCCGGCAGCCACCGAGCTGTCCCTCGGCGAGCTGGCGATCAACACGGCCGACGGCAAGGTCTACCTGAAGAAATCGGACGGAACCGTGGTCCAGGTCGGCGGAGGAGTGACCGATGGCGACAAGGGAGACATCACTGTTGCCAGTGGGGGTTCCTCCTGGACGATCGACAACGGCGTCGTATCGCTTGCGAAGCTCTCGGCGACCGGGACACCGACCGCGTCGAACTTCCTGCGGGGGGACAACACCTGGGCGTCGGCTGCGGTCAACGTTCAGCCGACGATAAAGCCGTTCACTGGGCAGTACACCTCCGGAGCGCACTTCAACGCGACGACCATGTCGACGGTCGCGGTTCCCATCAACGGGCTCCGCGCCTACCCGGTAATATTTCCGCACGCGATCACGATCGACCAGATCGCCTGGGCCGTGACTACCTCTGCGGCGACGGGCCTCATGCGAGCGGCCATCTACGGGTCGAACGCGAACGGGGTTCCGGATGGCGCCGCGCTCGTCGCCTCGGGAGAGGTCTCGAGCAACGGAACCGGCACGAAGACACAGGCGGTCTCGTACACGCTTTCCGCGTACACCCAGTACTGGCTTGCGATCTGGTGCGGAACGGCCGCGACGACCGTTCGAGGACATTCGATCGGTAGCTTGCCGGCAATCTTCTTCAACCCGGCCGCGACCTCGAGCTACGTCGGGATCGGAATCACCTCGACATACTCGACCGCCGGAGCGTTCCCGACGCTGACCGCGTCGAACTTCTCGAATGTCGCAAACTGGCTGTCCGGCGCGGTCATGCCGGCCGTATACCTGAGGCTTGCATGATCGAAGTCGCGTATGGCTCTTTCGAGTTCCTGAACCGCTTCACGGCAGCGGAACGTGCGGCGATCCGCCTGGAGGCGCAGACGGACGACGATCTTGCCGACTTCCTGATGCTGCTCGAATGCGCGGTCGAGGTCGTGAACACGGATCCAAAGACGACCGCAGGAATGGACTACCTCGTCGCGCTGGCGCTGCTCACGCGCGCGAGGGCAGACGAGATCCTGGGAGGGTGAATGTCGAACGGCGTCGTGACATCCGCATGCTGCTGCAACCAGGGTTGCCAGACCGACTGCTGCGGATGGTGGGCCTGCTCTCCCGACGGAGAGATCAACGTCACGTTGACCGGGTCGAAGATCGTGACGCGCACGATCACGCCGGGCGGACAGAACTGGATCGAGGAGGAGATCTCCTGGTCGATCACGGCGACGATGCAGCGCACCGGCAGCACCTGCACCGACACGAGTCCAGGCTATCCCAACCTCTACCGGTACGAGGCCGCCAGCTGCGAGTTCTCGTGGGAGAAGGTGCGCCGCATCTACTCCCACGGAAACCGCAAATCATGCGCCGAATATTGTTTCACCGTCTGCTGCGAGTGTTCCGATTGGCTTTGCGAACCTCTTTCCGGACCGGGACTGCAGGCGACTCCGGAAGGCCCTTGCGGCCCGGGCGACCCGTGCTACATCTATTTCCCCGGAGATATCGCCTGCCTTGAGACATACACCGGCTTGACTCCGGAAGCAGGAGGTCCCACAGGCAACTCTTGCTTCAGCTGGAACTGCAAGCCGTTCGATGAATCGGCCGGGTGCGGAACCGCCGGATGCGAGGACGTGATCGAGTTCCGTCTGATCCAGGTGACCACGAACAGCTGGACCGGAACGCTCTACGGAAAGCAGTTTGGGTTTGCAGCGGCATTGGGATCGTGTCCGCGCGAAGGCAACTTTGCCGGCCAGGTGGAGAACACCAGATACGACTGGCTGTCCCGGTCAAGCTTGGCGACTCCTCCGGTGCTGGTGATCGTGTGCACCGACGAGTGCGGCGGGGATTGCGTCAAGCCGATGCTGATGTTCAATCCGGACAGCTCCTCCGTGTTCGTGCAGACGGAGTTTGACCGGACCATGGATGCATGCTGCAACGCCAACCCTTGCAATCCTCCTGAAGTCTGTCTGACCACCGGCGGAGCCATTCAGCCGTGGTACATCTGGCCGTTCGTCATCGTCGGCAAGGGCGATTGCCTCGACGCCACGACCTTCGACGAGCCGACCACGGGCGAGTGCTACTTTCCGTGGCCCTGGTGGGATTGCGTTGGCACTCAACCGTCTGTCCCCGGCGGATATTCCGATCATGTGGACATGATCGGAATCTGCGATCAGCCGTGTTCGCCGCTCGAGCGGATCGACTCCAACAAGGAGTGCCGCGACGAGGACTACATGATCAAGAACAATCTGTACTGTGCTTGGGAGGCGGTGAAGGATCCTGAACTGTGCATCATCGACACGTACTTCTGCTACTGGAATCCGTGGTGCGAGACGACGGTGGACTCGCGGACGTGGACCTGGGGCGTGACGCTGGGGGGAGCATGACTTGCTACTGGAACCGGGACGGGAAGTGCAGGGATCCGAGGATCGGAGGAGGAGCGGCCACGGAGGAGCGGTGCTCGACGTGCTCCAGGTACCGGGCCACGCCGCAGGAGTCGCCGAAGGTGCAGGTCCGGGTGGAGAGGAAGGAACCCCCACTGGAAGGGTTGCCGGAGAACGCGGTGCAGGTGAAGCCGGGGATGCTCGAGAAGGCAGCCAGCTGGATCGCGGCGGAGGCCAGCCTCATCACCCAGGGACCAGTGGGGGAAGAAGAGTACCGGGCCCGGCTCGCGGCCTGCGGCGGCTGCCAGCATCTGAGGAAGTCGGAGAAGGAAGGCGAGCTGGGCTGGTGCAAGGCTTGCGGTTGCGGGCAGAATGCACGGGCCGAGCTGACCGTGAAGGCCCGGATGCCCAAGGCTAAGTGTCCTGTACAGGCGTGGCCCTCGACCGATACTAGGAGTAGGTGACCGATGCCTGAGATCAAGACAGACTGGTCGTATCCCGTCATGGAGACCACGCTCGACAAGCGCGTGGAGAAGCCTGGTGTCCAGCAGGGGTTCTCGTCGGAGATGACCGGCGTCGACGGCCGCAGCGAGGGCGGGCTCAAGCCGTTTCCAGGGTTCCAGCTGGTGTACACGCTGTCGGCTCTGCGGCTGCAGTCCGGGCACAGCACGGCGTCCAGGATCCTGGACTTCCGGCCCGTCGACTTCCGCATCGGCAGCGAGTACTACGGGTACGGGTTCGTGTACCGGGCGCAGCGGACGACCGGCAACCTATGCGACGTGTTCATCGACTACTGGAACTCGGTGGAGAACACGTGGAGCACCTGCGTCAAGCTGATGGACGGGGTGAGCAAGGACGCCCAGTTCGACGTCGAGGTGGCCGGGAGGTTCGTGTACACGTTCGCGTCGGGCCGTAGTCCGGCGCTGTTCTACGTGGATGCGACCCGCACGAAGGAGTACTTCGCGGAGTTCGACACGTACCTGCGGTCGGACACTGCGACTACCAACTACGGGACTGCGGCCACGCTGGAGCTGCAGGGCGGAGGAGCCACGACCCGGAACATCCTGTTCAGGTTCGCGACCGAGAACGAGGCCGACAAGACTGTGGAGTCGGCGACGCTCGAGTTCACCGTGTCCGGAAACGCGATGGTCGCGGGCGATCCTTCGTCGACCGTGAGGGTCAATCCGGTGACCGATCCGGGTGCGACGGGACAGCTCTGGGAATCGACGACGGCGACGTGGAATCTCCGGAAGACTGCGGTCAACTGGCAGACGGCCGGTGGAACCTGGGATGGCTCGATCGAGACGACCACGACCATTCCGGTCGGGTTCTTCGGGCGAGTCTCGATGAACGTGAAGGATGCGGTGCAGGCCGGGCTGTCGTCGGTCACGCAGTCGTTCACCGACAAGGTGGACCTGATCGTGCGCGGGTCGACGTCGAACCGGGTGCTGTCGGTGGCGGCCGTGTCGCAGGGGAACCTGGGCATTCGGCCGAAGCTGACGGTGACGTACTCGGACAAGGTGTTCCTGACTCCGGTGATCGTGGGCGAGGATCCGGCGGTGGATCCGATCCCGGGTCCGGGCAAGCAGCCGACCCTGAAGAGTCCGGAGCGCGGCATTTCGCCGGGCAGCTTCACGTCGATCGAGTCGGGGGTTCCGGCGAGCGCTCAGATCGTGCTGGTGTCCGACAACCCGTACTCGAACGAGGCCAACTTTCCCAATCCGGTGTCGGGCCTGTGCGTCTCGGACACGTTCCCCGCGCCCGCGAGCCCGACGGTGCCGGGAACCAGCCCAGGAGCGCACACTCCTACGGCCGGCGCGTGTTCTGCGGTGGTTGCCGATCCCACCACGAGCGCGGGGCTGACGACGCAGCTGCTGACGCCGGCGAACAAGCAGACCGGCGTGTCCGTCACGCCGCGACTTGACTGGACCTCGTACTACGCGGACGGCCAGGCGCTCAGCCCGAACATGGTGTGGGACGTGTATCTGGTGGAGGAAGGCAAGGGCGTCCTCGGACAGAAGCGCGTGGCGTCCGGACTGACGGTGTCGTACTACGAGCCCGGACAGCTGTGGCCCGGGGGGAAGATGCCGTACGGGAAGAAGTTCCTGTGGAAGGTCGTGGCGAAGCGGATGGACTGCGACGACTTCTTCGTCGAGAGCATGACGGCGTCGTTCACCACGGAGGAGAAGTTCCTGGCCCGCAAGTTCGAGCCCGGCGACTACAGCTTCGGGTACGTGCTGGTCGACTCCAAGACGGGAAGGCGCAGCGCGTTCAGCGAGGTGGCGCAGGCGCGTAGCGAGGACTTCCTCGTGGCCCGCATCCAGGGCGGCAACACCATCTCGGTGAAGCAGGACCAGTTCATGGGCGTCGAGATCGTGTACGACTCGGCCAAGTACGACCTGATGTACGTGTACCGCAGCGTCAAGATCCAGGACGCAGGCGGCACCATGATGGCGGGACTTCCGTTCCTCGACGCCGTGGTCACGCTGCAGGACTACCAGACGTGCAAGAACGGAGACGGGGGCTCGTACACGTTCAACACGGCGACGACGACCCTGCGTCACGCGATGTACTTCTACGAGCTCGAGGACAAGCAGCTCGTCTACCAGACTCCGTACACGGACCGCAGCGTGTTCGACGAGCAGATGCCGTTCGGCGGCGCGGCCGCGTTCTACCAGAACACGATGCTGGTCTCGCGGATCGAGGCTCCGCCGAAGAGCACGACCGTGGAGGATCGGCCGGAGGACGTGACGCGGGGACTCGGCGAGATGCGGTGGTCGAGCCTGATGGAGCTGAGCCCGGAGCTGTTTCCGCCGTTCAACCGGTACAACCCCACGATCCCGAGCAACGAGGTGATCACGTTCGTCCGGGCCGGCGGGAACATGCTGGGCATGAGCCGCGACAAGGTGTACCACATCCGCAAGAGCGGGCCGTACATCAAGGTCACGGAGATGCACGAGGGCTACGGCGTGGCGAACCAGCGGGCCGTGGACTCGGTGGGTTCGGCGGCGTACTTCGTCACGTCGCACGGTCTCAAGGCCGTGGACATGCAGGGCCAGCTGGACGAGATCCGCAACCTCAACTCGGTGATGGTGCGCGAGTGGCGGTCCGACCTGCTGTCGGTCGAGGTCGCGCACGACCCGCTGATGAACTGCCTGTTCGTGCTCAACCCGGTGCAGGAGGAGACCTATGTCCTCTGGTTCTCGTCGGGGAAGACTACGAAGATCGCGGACACGACCTTCGCACATGTCACGCAGGGTCCGTGGCCGTCGAACTGGACCGAGGGCACGAAGACCACCGCCTACCGGTTTCCGCTGACCCGTCGCGCGTTCTTCCTGGAGCAGAGCCAGGAGACCCGCACGTCCGGCACGGGCCTGACCTCGTACCCGGGCCCCCGGATCTACGTGGTGGACAGCGGCGCCGTCAAGACGATCAGTGGGGGTTCCGCCGCATGGAACACGAACCGGCGGATTACGACGCTCGACTTCAGCGGGGACAGCCGCTTCGTGGCGTCCGGCGCTTTCAACACCCTGTCGCTGTCGGTGCCGGTCTCGGTGGCCACGGGGACCACGGTTCCGAGCGGAGCCTGGCAGTTCGCGTACGTGTACCTGGTGCATTCGACGGCCAACCCCGGGAACGTCGGCAAGAAGGCGAAGGTCATGTGGAACAACACGACGAACGTGTTCTTCGACACGACCAAGGCGGAGGCGGACTGGGTCAAGCAGACCGTGGCCGGCGACGTCTTCGTGGTGAGCCCGGTCGTGTTCGAGTGGGCCGGGCATCCGCTCGGCATGCAGACCGACCAGGGCATGGTGTTCTCGAACGCGGACTTCTTCCGGGTCAAGATCGCCTCGTCCGTGGGCGCGGCCTTCACCGACGTGGCGGGACCCCCACTGGTCGATTCGGTGACGGCCACCAAGCCGCTGGCCCAGTTCTTCGGGCTCCTGTACTCGGGGACGGGCGACGTGCCGGAGCGGACCGCCCGGACGTTGAACGGGGACGGGCAGCCGTACAAGTCGGTGCAGGACGGGGAAGGCATGGTGTATGCCGCCTTCGGATCCGATTCTTCCGATGGGCGCTACGGCGCCAAGGGAACGTCCCTGAATCCGGGGATCCGCATCTTGTGCCCCGATCTCGATTTCCGGTTGCTCGGGTGCATTGTTCGTGGGACCATCACGAACGTCGAGCGGACAAGCAACCACAGAGGTAGCTGATGAGCCAGTTCCAGACCAACTTTGGGTTCAACCAGGGTCAGCAGGGCGGGTACCAGGGACTCGAGAGCCTGGCCCAGTTCCCTGGACCGTTCTCCCAGCAGGCTCCCCGGCCGGCCGGACGAGCCCCCATGACGTCCCCAAACCGTCCACAGCTGGCGGGTGGGTATCAGCCGTATCAGAGCGGGTTCCGGGGTTCGCCGGTGGAGCCGACGAACCGGGGTCCTTCGGGCTCGTTCTCGATGGGTGGGGTTCCCGCGCAGGCACTCGCGTGGGATCAGGCGCTCGCGAACGCGATGCGGACCGACATGAGCCAGCAGCAGGGCGCCATGAACCAGCAGTACGGGGCGCTGGCGGGCCAGATCGGGCAGTACGAGCGGGACATGCTGGGGGGCCTTGGGGCGTTCAATCGGCAGGCCGCGCAGCAGTACGGCAACATGCAGGGCATCGCCGGGGGTCTTGAGCGACAGGGCCGGGAGATGCTGCAGCGCACCCAGACGGAGCGGCAGAACGTGCTCGGAGAGGTTCGCCAGCGCGTGGACCGCGCGGACGTGCAGGCGGGCGAGGCCGTGCAGACTGCGGAGCAGATGGTGTCGGGCTTCCGGGACTCGAGCGCTCAGGACGCGGCCAACCTGGCGTTCGGCATGCGGCGCAACGTGCAGGGTGCGATGAAGGAGATCGAGACCAACCCCGACATGACGCCGGCTGAGAAGCAGGCGGCGATGTTCCAGCTGCGGACCGAGACCGAGTCGCAGGTCACCCAGAACGTGAGCGGCATCTTCAGCCGCATGAACGACATGATGGCCAGCCTCAAGGGCCAGCTGTCGCAGGTCCAGATGGCCCGTGCCTCGACCACCCAGCAGGGTGCCGGGCTGATCGGGCAGGTCGGCACGACCATGAGCCAGCAGGGTCTCGAGGCAGAGCGCATGAACCAGAGCATGCAGGAGCTCGGCGCCTCGATCCGCACGTCGGCGGAGAACGCGGCCGTGTCGGCTCAGTTCCAGGCGAACGCGGCTCTGCTGCAGGGAAGGACCGCGCTCTACGAGATGATCCAGGGCAACCCGATGCAGTTCGTCAGCCAGTTCGCCGGGCTGACCGGCTACCTTGCGGGAGCCAGCACTCCGGGCCTGAGCCGGATTAGCCTGCCGAACCTGGGAGGTGGAGCGTGAGCCGGATCCCGAGCAACACGGAGCAGTTCCTGGGAGGCGTGGCGGCCGGCGTTCAGAACGTCGGGCAGGCGGCGCAGAACTTCCAGATCTCGTCGCAGCGCGACATCGCCCTGCAGGAGCTGGCGCAGCGCGACCGGCAGATGGCCCAGCAGGGCCAGCAGTTCGAGCGCGGGCTCAAGGCGGAGGAGGAGAACTACCGTCGCCTGAACGAGAGCCGCGAGCGCATGCAGGCGCAGGAGCTCGGTCAGCAGGGCGCCCAGTTCAACCAGCGCATGGAGTTCGACCGGGAGCAGGCCCGGCTCGAGCAGCTGCTTTCGGTCAAGATGAAGAACATCGAGTTCGAGATGGCTGCCGCAGACCGGGAGATCGCGGCCTCCGCCGACAACGATCCACGGCTCGTCGAGATGCGGGCCCGCCGGAAAACGCTGCGCGACGAGGGCCGGAACCTGGAGCAGCTGGTGTCGGCCGCCGGTCTGGCGTCGCAGATGGCCGGCGAGGTCCGAAGCGACCGCCTTTCAGAGATTACGGCCCGGCTTACGGCGCACAGCGAAGCACTGGCGACCCGCTACGCAAACGCGACGGATGCGGTTCGCAGCGGTTTCGACTACGCGAGCCTGCAGAACGCCGGCAAGGAAAGCTTCGTCAACCAGGTGCGTCGGCTGGACGCGCTTATGCGACAGGAACTGGGGAACGTCGGAACCGCCGCCGCGAACCTGGCCGGGGTAGCGCCGGTGACGATGCTTGCGATGAACAACGTGGCCAAGTGGGTGCTTGGGGCCAGTGGGGGTAGCGAGGATCTGGCTCGGCTTGCAGCCACGAACTTCACGAAGAACGGCGGAGCGATGGCGGCGTCCATCGTGGAGAACACTTTCGATGTGAGCGGGAGCGCATTCGGTCTGAAGGGCCCGGACCAGGAGAAGGCGAAGAGACTGATGGGAGAGATCATCTCGACCGCGTCCATCATGCGGGGAGTCACTCCGGAGATGCGGACGACCGGCTCCGACATGAACGCCCAGCGCGAGAAGATCGCGGCGAACATCCAGGAACTGCGGTCCATCGGCATGGGTGACGAGCAGATCGGCGGGATCCTTGACGGACTCGAGACCCTGGCTGAGAACCGGGCGGAGACCTTGCGGATGATGGACCCGACGGAACTCGGTGGTCCCGAGCAGACGATGCTGCAGGAATCGCTGACGGGCGTCGGACGCATTCACGACCTGATCGACGGCGTCGCCAGCGACAAGACGCTGATGGCGAAGTACGGAGGCGCGCTGTCGGACCAGTCGAAGTACGACTACGCCGGAACGATCCGACGGGCGCAGCAGGCGTACGGTCTCGGAGAGAGCGCCGAGTTCCAGACGTTGATGCAGGAGCTCGATGCGATGGGAGTCTCCCCGGAGCAGAGGGCGGAGTACGTGCGTCTGCTCACCGATGCCGCGCCGGGTCTCGAGAACCTGCGGCCCGACTTCTTTCGGAGCCAGGCGCAGGCGCTCGGCAGGCGCCAGGTCGCGGCCGGGCAGGAGGCCGAGAATCTCGACGAGCTGCTTGCCCAGACGCAGGGCCAGGTGGTGGCCGGACGGCAGGCGCAGGTGTATCGCGGAGCGCAGGCGGGTCTTGAGGATCTCGTTCGAGACATCGGAGGTTGACCATGGCAAAGATGGGCTTGAAGGCAGCTAAGACTCGCGAGATCGCCTTGAGGACGAAGATCCAGGCGATCAAGGATGAGGCGGTTCGCGAGCAACTGGCCGAGATGCTGAAGGAGATCAATCTTCGCCAGGCCACCACCGAAGAGTTTGCACAGATCGAGGAGGGCTTGAAGGCAGCGGCCACCATGCCGGCGACGGCCGCGGATGTCGAGGCTGCGAAGAAGAACCTCGAGAGCGGTGGTGCGACAGCCGCGCCCAAGCCCGAGCCGAAGAACCCTCCGGCCGCGAAGCCGGCGGCCAAGGCTCCGAAGCAGGTCAACTTCGAGGAGACGTTCGAGCCGAAGTCCAAGGGCGTGTATCGGTATGTCCGCGCCACGGTGAAGAACTCGGACGGGCAGTATGTCACGAAGGAGACGGTTGTCCGTGCAGCTACGGGAAAGGCGGCGCAGGCGAAGGCCGTGGCCTGGGCCCGCAGTCAGGGCGCGGACAAGCCCACCGAGCGTCTCATCTATTCGATGGAGCAGATGGACTACACCCCCAACGTGCTCGGTGCGTCCGGACCGGTGAGAGCCGATCAGATGGCACAGGAGGCGTCAGCCAGGCTGCAGGCGCTGAGGGCAAAGAACAAGGACGCTCCCGAGCTGTACACGCCCGTTGAGAAGCAGGCGTTCGAGGATCGGAAAAAGCAGAAGTCCGACCAGCCCAGGAAGCGGGGATCCACGACTCGTTCCAATGCGACCACGGCGGCGAGTCTTGAGGGGGGAGATCTGGACGAGGCGGGACGTGGTGCGAACCTTCTTCGCGCCCAACGGTTGGAGGCGGCGAGGAACGATCTCAAGGCCCGCATCAACGCCGCTCCTGAAGAGTGGGATGCGTTCGTCCAATCTCAGAAGGGAAAGAAGAAAGAAGAGTTGCTCGAGTCGATGGCGACGAAGATGGCTGCGGATCCGGATCGTCTCGACGATGCCGGAAAGCAGATACTTGAGCGGGCCAAGAACAACATGCTCCTTGTCAAGAAGGGAGCTGACGGCAAGCAGATCCCGGTCAAGCCCAACTTCGGCCAGGCTTACAAGTTCCTCGGGCTGGTTCCTGCCACCAACGTCGCCGAGGTCGTGTCCAAGGGTCGCCGAGGATCCAAGACCAAGGCGGTTGTCAACGAGGCCAAGGACTATCTCGATTCAGCGGAGCTCAGGAAACTGATCGGAGACAAGACCGGAAATGAGGCCCGCGCGATCCGGGTCAAGTACCTGGCTGAGCAGGGAGCCTTTGATTCCGTCAATCAGGAAGGCGCACGAGCCCGCATCCTGGACATCATCGACGATCCGGAATCCTTCGCGGCTTTGTCCAAGGACAACAACGCGATGTCCGTCCTGGAAAAGTACGGCAAGGCTTCGACCATCGCGTCCCGGTCCGTGAATGCCGATGAATACGGGCGAATCGTTCTTTCTCAGATCGACTACGCCCTCAAGCCCGGTCTGGAAGGCGCCGGCCAGCGTCTTCTGGAGGTGGACGAGAAGGTTCGGAAGAGGGTCCTGAAAACCAACGGCTCCTTGAAGGCCGAGTTCCTGGGCGGAACCGGTCCAGAGAGGACGCAGCGGGCCATCGCGAACACCATGTCGCGGGCCCGACAGAAGGAGCGGATCGCCGAGCTTGAGACCAAGCAGGAGACGGTCGAGACCCTGTTCAAGAAGCACAAGCGCTACTCCGAGCAGATCGACAAGAACATCGAGAAGGGCATGGCGTTGGACAGCAGGGAGATGCGGAATCTCCGTGATCTCCGGGCCACTGCGGTCAAGGACATCATGTTGCTCAGCGACGTGGCCGAGCGTCAGAAGAAGACCCGTATGCAGGGGCAGGGAAACGCGGTCATCACCGAGTGGTTTGAGCAGCAGAAGCTGGTGGAAGCGCTTGATCAAGAAGCCGACCCCGCGAAGAAGAAGGTGCTCCAGGATCGCATCGCCGAACTCGACAAGACGATTGCTTCCCGTGGTGGCGGGCTTTACAAGATCGACTACAGCCCCGAAACGATCCCGCAATCATCGTTGAAGGGAAAGCTCGCCAGCCTCAAGAGAGACCTGGCTCTTGCGGAGAAAGGCAAGTACAGCCGAGGCAGGGGCAAGACTGGAGATCTCGCCAAAGAACTCATTCCCCAGCGGGTGGCTAGCCTGAAAAGCCAGATCGCCACATTTGAGGCGGAAGCCCTGCGTCGCAAGGATCCTGCAAAGGCAGCCGCCAAGGCTGCGGAGGTGGCTGCTGCGAAGAAGGCGGCCGAAGAAGCCGCCAAGGTTGCGGAGGCGGCCCCGGCTGTACCTGCGGCCCCGGCGGCGGTGGCTGCGGAGGTGGCGGGGGCTGCGGCCGTTGCGACCCCCACTGGTCCCAAGCCGAAGGCGTCGGCGCTCACGTCGGGAGCCTGGAAGAAGGGGCCGAAGGGTGCGGGTCGTTCCGCGACGGCGCTCAAGGCGGTCAAGAGTCGTGCGGCGGGGATGGGCATCGGACGGGGTGCCGGTGTCGCGGCCCGGATGTCGCCGCTGATGCGGGTGCTCGGACCGCTCGGCCTGGCGTACGGCGCGTACGAACTGACAAGCGCGATGCGGGAGCGGACCATCGGCGATGCGGATCGCCAGCGGCTCCAGAACCTCGAGGCCCTGTCTGCGGTTTCGGGCGGCGTCGAGCAGGACATCGCGGCGCGGCAGCAGATGCAGCAGATGAGGCAGTTCGTCGACCTTGCCGGCATCGAGCGGCAGCGACAGGTTGACGAGATGCGAAGCCGGTATAGCGACCAGGCCGCGCTCGATGCTATCCTGCGCGGACACGAGGCTTCCCTGGCGGCGCTGGCCCAGCCCAGCCGACCGAGCATCGCGGAGATGATGGCGAGGATGTGATGGTGCAGATCGACGACGTGAAGCGCATCTCCCACGAGGTCGTTGAATCCCACAACGCCCGTGGCTATGCGCTGGTCAAGCTGACCGAGGCCCACCCACCAGTGGGGGTCCTCCTCAACCTGACCAAGGAACCGATCATGCGTCCGGGCAAGGAGCTCCGGGCTAAGGCGGACATCCGGCGCTTCCTGTGGGAGACGAGCCACAAGGGTCTCAGGCGCAAGGACAGGACCTGGGTGTGGACCAGGTACCTTGAGGATCGGAACGTCAGCCTGGTCGGGCTGGCCGTGATGACCAGCCGCAAGGCCGCCGAGAAGCTGTCGACGATCAATCCCGAGTACCAGTTCATCGAGGTGGGCCCATGAGCCGTCTAGCAGGATCAGCCTTCAAGAGCCTGTCGGGTCTGGTCGGCGGAGCCAAGGGTTTAGGTCTTGACTTCAGCAGTCCCGGAGTCGCGCTCGGCGTGGGTGTTCCCACGGCGATGTTCGCCGGGGACATCCTCGGAAACCTGGGCGGTGCGGTCAAGGAGTCCGTGGTCGGGTTCGACAAGGACCTCAAGGTGGAGATGCAGCGACGCCGCTATCAGGCGGCTCAGGCCCTCAAGGCCCGGCGTCTCCAGCAGGCCATGGCGGACAACATGATGCGGCTGGCGGCTGCGAACCCGCAGCTCTACAATCAGCTGATGGTCGGGCGGGCGCTGCCGCAGGGAGCCGTGGTCCTGGGCGGAGGTCGCAAGACGGACTTCCTGGAGAGCGTGGCGTACCAGATGGCAACGGGTGGATTTGGAACCACCACTGGATCCCCCGATTCTCTCCAGGCAATCGCAGACTCCTTCTGAGGTGAACCATGCCTGGACAGATCGCTCTTGAGCCTCGTTACTACCCCGCCGACTTCCAGTGCAACAGCTACTGCTTCAAGCTGCTGACCAATGAGGTCCAGGTGAACTGGGCGCTGCTTGCTCCGGACAAGACGGTGGTGGTGGACTCGATCCAGATCTTCTTCCCCACTGAGCTGATTACGAATGCGCGGAACGTGAAGTTCAAGGTGACCACGGGCATCCTGCCGACGTACGCCACGGCGTCTCAGGACGTGACCACGGCGCAGGCTCTCAGCATTAGCTCGGGCGACTACCCGTTCGAGAAGACGATGACGTTCGCGACCACCAACGGAACGCCGAACAACAACATCATCCCGGCTGGTTCGGTGCTGTGGATGAACTTCGACAACAGCCTGGCCTTCACTGCGGCTACGAGCATCAACGTCCTGGTCCGGTGGCGGAGCCAGCTGTAAGTGGCGGGCTCGCCGGTCATCGTCACGCGGAACCAGCCGTCCGACTTCCAGGTCACGACGTGGACGCTGCATTCCCCGCAGCACGACAAGTACCCGATCATAGTGGCGGACCGAGAGATCGCCATCGACTCGATCCGGTTCTATGCGGGCGGCAATCCGAGCGGGGCGCGGGATCTGAAGTTCGTCCACGCTCCGGCTCCGAACCTTCCGGACTACGGCACTCCGATCTCGGGGCAGACGGACCTGCTGCTGGCCGCGAAGAACCTGGCGACATCGGGTGCTCCGTTGATCTGGGACACGACGGTGCCGACGAGCGGCTTCGAGGTCAACGTGTCGAACAACCGGGTGCCTGCGGGCAACATGGTGTGGCTGCTCGCGAACGGCAACATCAACATCTCGACGAACATCCTGGTACAGCTGCGATGGCGCAGCCAGTACTGAACGATCATCTTTTCCCCTCCGGCAAGGACCACTGGAAACAGTGGTCTTTGCTTTGGGGCGATGCGATACTCCAGGCATGAGCCAGATGTCCCTACCGTTCGAGCAGCTCGCGAGCTACGACAAGCCGCAGGTGCTGCTGACCCAGCTGCTTGACAACGAGCTGACCACGAGAGGTGCGCTGCAGACGCTGGTGGATGCGGACGGGTTGAGTCCGAACGAGCGGGATCTGTTCACGACCAGGCTGAAGGAACGGGTGGGCAGGAACCCGGTCACCGATTCGGCCATCGACATCCTGACGAACCCGTTCGTGCTGCTGATGATGGTGACGAGCCCGGCGGCAGGAACCGCGCTGAGCAGGGCGGGCAAGGCGATCTTCGACGTGGGCGAGAGGTACAGCCCGTTCGTCAAGGAGCAGGGCGGGATGATGGCGGCGCTCGGCATGCTGGCGCCCACGCAGCTGTTCAAGGGCACGGCGCTGACGCCGGCGGTGCAGGCGTTCACGAAGGGCGTCGACCAGCTCGAGAAGGAGATGATGGGGACGGTGTCGAGCCCGCTGCGTAAGGTGCTCGAGAAGCACGGGCTCGAGTCGCTGAACCCCGAGATGGTGCGCGATGCGGCGAAGAAGGCGAAGGCGCAGGAGCTGTCGGACGCGCTGTTCGCGTCGCTCGCGGGCTTCGACAAGGAGGTCAAGCAGGGCCGGCTGGTGCGGAAGCTGCTGATCGACGGAAAGAAGTACGACCCCAAGGTGCACGGCAAGAAGACGAAGAAGCTCATCGAGCAGCGCGGAAGGTACGAGCTCGACGTGGTGGAGCAGACGTCGGAGCGGCTGGTGCAGGCGGACATGGACCGCGTGATCGACAGGCTTGGGCTGACCGAGCTGCGGGATGCGTTCCGAAGCTCGATGGACCAGCGGCGCATGCGGCTGTTCGGAGACGAGGCGGCGAGCGCGGCACAGGGTCGGTTCGTTCCGGACGAGCAGAAGCTGCTGCGGGCGTGGCAGGGAATCCGGTTCGGGTTCAAGAACGACGGCGCGTTCAAGGGAACTGCCGAGGGCCTGGCCCAGCTGTTCATGGATCCGGAGACGGCAAAGCTGATCGCGTCGGGCAAGCTCGACGAGGGGCAGGCGCTGGCCATGCTGAAGAAGTCGATCGAGATGCAGCCGACGCCGTACATGCCGCGCAACGTCATGGACCTGAAGGGCGCGGCCAGCATGCGCGAGGTGCTCGAGCAGCGGAAGAGCAGGAGCCTGGTGGCCACGGGCTCGACGCTCGGCCGCACCAGCAGGACCGGCAAGTGGGATCCCGAGGATCTGGAGCGCATGTTCTCCCGGTTCGGCTCGACCAGTGGGGGTCAGAAGATCCTGGTCAGGAGCCGCAAGGAGATCCAGCAGATCATGGACCGGGGCGAAGTGGCCCGGACGTACCGCATGAACACGCAGGAGGGACTGAGCCGGTACTTCCGGGACACGGGCACGACGCATGCGCTGTACGTGCAGACGGTGGATCAGCTGCCGGTGCTCGGGCAGCGGATCAAGGACACGCGGGGTGCGGCGAAGCCGGAGAAGGTGAAGGTGCTGGCGGACGAGATGAAGCGCGGCAAGTTCCGCGACGAGAGGACGAGCCTGGCGGAGGTGTTCCAGCAGGAGCACTTCCTGCTCGAGGACCGGTTCGCGAAGGAGGCGCTCGAGACGATCCTGCGCGGGTCGATGGGCCTGCAGAAGGTGGAGCACGTGGCCACCCACATGGCGTTGATGAAGGGGAAGCAGGGCATCCGGACGATGCTGGACTCGGGCATCGGCAAGGCGATGCGGGATTCCGGCAGCTGGGGGCAGGGGCTGTACAAGAGGCTCGACGACATGGCGAACGCCGAGCTGACGTTCGGCGAGGCCAAGAGCATGAGCGGGGACCTGGCCCGCTACTTCTACGTGACGCATCTAGGTCTCAACCTGAGCAGCGTGACGATGAACATGATGCAGCCGCTGCTCTACTCGAGCGTGTACGGCGGACTGGACAACGTGCTCAAGGGATACACGCAGGCGTTCAAGGAGCTGGGCGGCTACATCGGCGAGCGCGTCGGGTCGTTCGGGTTCCGGGCGCTGACGGACGACGAGCACCTGCAGCTGATCAACCGGCACTTCAAGTACTCGAACGTGGATGGAGAGAACCTGATCCAGATCGGACGGGACACGTTCTCGACGCTGGACTCGATCTCGTACAAGAGCCAGGCGCTGCAGGGCGTGAACCGCAGGGAGTCGTACTTCTTCGACTACCCGATGAAGCTGTTCGAGAAGGCCGAGTGGCTGAACCGCAGCGTCGCGGCGCACTCGGTCGAGAACCTGTACCGGGCGCAGAACGTGGACATCCGTCGGGGCGGCGTCGGATACCAGCGGCTGCTCAGCGACGTGTACGAGATGGTGGGCGCCACGCAGTTCGGCGGCTCCACGTTGAACACGCCGATGGCGTTCCAGGGCGCGGGTCCGTTCGGGCGCGTAGGCAACAACCCTCTGTTCCGCCAGTTCCTCAGCTTCCCGCTCCGGTCGGTCACGACGCTGGCGTACGACAGCCCGCGCATGGCGGACCGTGGCTTCTTCAAGGGCGTGGGCCAGGACTGGCTGCGGGGCATGGGGATCAGCGCGATCTTCTACGAGTTCGGGAAGAACACGTTCAACGCGGACCTCAGCCCGGGTCTGTTCGGAGCGAGCCTGACGCAGGCGGTGGGCGGGGACCGGTTCTTCCAGGACGGCAACGAGTACGTGCCGATCCCTCCGGTGATCGACATCCCGATGAACATCATCCGGGGGGCGCTGGATCCTGGGCAGCGCGATCTGCTGCAGAACAACATCCCGCGTCTCGTGCCCGGCGGCATCGCTGCCGCACGGGTGATGAACCTGCTGCCCAACCTGCAGGAGACTCCGCTCTTCGGTCTTCCCGGCTCCGTCCAGAAGACGTACATCGACCCGAACAGGCGCACCGAGGACGGGATGATCCCGGTGTTCAAGGGCGACGGATCGCTGATCGACTACCAGAGCCCGGGCCAGATCTTCGCCAAGGCGCTGGGCGTGGACTTCGGACGGTTCAAGCAGACGGCGGACTTCGATGCGTTCCTGATCAAGAACCGGGATCAGGTGGTGGAGTACCGGCGCAAGGCGATCTCGGCCCTGCTGGCCAACGACATCCCGAAGATGCAGTCGGTCCGGTCGGAGTTCAAGCGGCGGTACGGCATGGACCTGACCATCAGCAAGGAGCAGCTGGACGAGGCCACCAAGAACAGGATGGTCTCGAGGACGGAGCGCCTGCTCGACCGGATGCCTCCGGACCTGCGGCCGCAGTTCATGCAGCTGGCGCAGGGGCGGTCGGCGCAGCTGGGCCTGCCGGAGGAGGCGATCGTCGGGGCGGACACCGCACGGCAGCGGATGGAGGCCAGGCGGATCCAGGCGGTTCCGCTCAACCCGGAGCAGCAGGCTGCGTTCCAGGAAGCCCAGCCGTTCCAGGGGTTCCAGGGGTTCTAGATGGCGGCCCAGAACTCGACGCCGTTGGCGGCAGGGAACCAGCGCACGGCGCCCACTGCGTAGCGGGGGAGGAGCCGGGCCAGGATGTTCGAGCGGGGCGTACGCTCAGCCACGGAGGCTGCCATACGGGCCAGCACCGGGCGGCTTAGGTCCGTGTAGGCCATGTACACGAAGCCGGTCTTGGAGAGCGTGTAGGTGGTTCGGCAGGGCCCGCCGTCGACCGTGGTCTCTGCGTCGTCCACCCCCACTGGTTCGGTGGTTGGGGCCAGAGGGGCGGTCACTACGAGCCAGTGACGCTGGCCGGCGTAGGTGCGGAGGCTGCAGAAGCCGTCCACCCTGAGAGTGGAGACCTGGTTGGTCGAGGGCCTGTTGGGTGCAAGCAGGCCCAGCGACCGGAACCCGGTCCATCGCACTCTCAGGGGGACGGGTGGTACCCAGACCCGGGGGGATCCCACCTGATCCACCATGCGGGTCTGTATCTGCATCTCCCGGAAGGGGGTCTGGGGCTCGATTGGTCGATCCATCGGGACCTCCGGATGTGAGACATGGCATCCGGTCTTCGTGGTCGGGATGCACCCCAGACCACCCTTCGATCAGGAGAATAGAAGAGAGGAGGGGGCGGAGCTTGTGGGCCCCGCCCCCTCGACCAGTGGGGGTTTCGGTTCAGGCTTCGGAGAGAAGCTTGTTGAGGAACTCGGTCTTGTAGACCTTGGACGCGGCGTTGCCCTTGCCCTTACGGTACTGGCAACGGACCGTCGCGACAAGCTGCTTCTCCGACGAGAGGACGGCCATCGTCTTCTCGATCGCATCCGCGATGTCCAGACCATCAGCGGTCCCGACCTTGGTTCCAAGGAGGGTGCTGAGATGGCCGCAGAAGCGGTTGCGCTCGATGGTCAGGCCGGTCCGACGACCCTCGGCGGTGACAGCGCCGGCGTTCTCCGGGAAGGTGAACGGTGCGCCGCCCCAGACGAGCGGGTTGTCGGGGTTGGCCTGGTCGTTGAGGAGCTGGTAGCGGAAGCGGAACTCGGTGGCCGGGAGCTCGACCTGCTGGCCCTGGCCGTCCTGGAACCGGTAGGTCGCCTTCTCGTTGATCTCGAGGCCGAGGACGTAGCAGTCGTGCTCGCCCTCCGTCGGCCACTCGCCGAGACCGCCCACTCCGGTGTCCGGGTTGGCGTCACCGAAGGCGGCCTTCTGGGCTGCGAACATCGCGCTGATCTTGCTGTTTGCCATGACTCTGACTCTCCTGAAAGGTACTGCCAGCGTTACGCGCTGGCCTGGTTGGCGTGGTAGCGGCGGACGAACTCGGCCCAGCCCCCGGTCTCGGGGAGCTCGAACTCTGCGTCCATCTTGACACGGTGCTTGGTGATGCCGGACAGCTGCTCGGAGTCTACCGAGAAGAGGTAGCGCTTGCGCTTCTCCGTGACCAGCTTCGGCTTGAGGGTGATGGTCTTGCCGTCCTTCACGATGGGCGGCTGCTGGATCTCACGCTGCTCGGTGACCCAGTCGGACGAGATGGCTGCGACCATCTCGAACAGCGGGTAGAGGCGCTTGTAGAAGCCGTCGGTGATCGTGAGCTCGGGCTTGAAGACGTAGCGGTCGTCGCCCAGGGGGATCTTGGCGTTGACCACGTGGCAGATGATGTAGACGCCGTAGCCGTAGCGCCGGAGCGTTAGGCACGTGTCGATCACCATGTCGTACAGCTGGTCCCACGAGCGGCGACCGTCCATCTCGCGCCAGTCCTTCTTGTCGTTGGCCCTGGTGATCCAGTCCTTGAGGAGCGGGATCCACGTGCCGAGCGAGTCGAAGAACACGGTGGCCGGGCGCGGCTGGTTGTTCTTCGCGAGGTTGCAGAGCAGGTCGACCTTGGTCTGCACCGCCTCCCACGTGAGGATCAGCGGCTCGTTGTTGACGTCGATCGGCTGGCCCTGCGTATTGATGCCCGGCCAGATCGTGGCGCTCGGGTCGCCCACGCTGGACGTGCAGTCCATGTTGCACACCCACGAGTCCGGATGGCTGTGTATGAACTGGGACTTGCCCTCTCCAGGCAGGCCGCAGATCAGGCCGAACAGCTTCTCCGGCGGATGGATCATCTTGACCCCGGAGAACCCGAGGCCGGGGTACCGCTGCTGCGGCAGCTTTCCTGCATGCGTAGTGACTGTCATCTCTTCTTACTCCTGGAAGCCCGGCATCTGCACGTTCGAGAACACGCCGACCGGCGACGGGAAATCGAACGTGGGCTGGCGGTGCATGGTCCTGAACTCCTGCTGCGGGGCCGGCTCGTCCATGCGGGGACGCGCGGGCTGCGGACGGGAGGGGCGGTCGATCTGCACGGTGCGGGTCACGCGGTAGCCGATGGCCTTGAGCCACTCGGTGATGCGGGACTTCGACACCTTGCAGCCGAACGCCTCGTTGAACTTGGAGGTGAGCTCGCCGATCGAACCGATCCCGTCCTCGAGGACGGCGTCGATCTTCGGCTTGATCACCAGGCGGACGTACTCCTCCTCGAACATCACGTGAGGCGTTCGGGCTCGAGGCTCTCGATCATCCCGTCGAACTCGTGCGGTTCCGGCCTGCCGGGCAGCTCGCCCGCGTCGCGATGAGCGACGAGGAAGTGCTGGGCCTGCACCAGCGCCGGCCAGTCCTTCGGCTCCGTCAGGTAGAACGGGCTGTAGTGGGCCAGCTTCGAGCCCATCCGGATCGCGTCGATGTTCTTCAGGAAGTTGCATGGGTTCGCCTCGCGTGTTGCCAAATCGTAGATCATGGCAACACGGGAAAGATAGTCGGTCCGCCAATCCTTGTCAAGCATCACCGATGAATGAGTGTACGAAATGTTGATGGGCGGGTCGTTCTCGAAATCCGGGGCCTTGTCAAGGTATTCACCCTGTCCCTTGTACCAGCGCATGCACCGCTCGGTGTAGTTGTGAAGGGACGGCTCGCCCTGGTACACGCGCTCCGGCTTCTTGCCGGTGACCTGGTGCAGGGTGCTGAGCACCTCCTCCATCGTGCCGCAGCACGGCTCGGGCGACGGCTGGTTGCGGGTCCACTTGATGACGTAGTCGCCGAACTCCCGCAGGTTGACAGGCGACCGCATGATGCGGCCGGCGATGCCGGTGCGCTTGCCGTCCGACTCCCAGTGGAAGTCGCGGTCGGCCTGCCCGAACTGGATGGTCGGCTTGAGGATGGCGACGTGCATCATGCCGCCGATCGACACGCCGTCGGGCAGGTCGTACTCCTTGTGGAGCAGGCCCCGCTCGAGGAACCACTCGAGGGCGTGGAGGTAGTGCATGGTCTGGAACTCCTCCTTCACGGTGGCCAGCCTGACCAGTGGGGGTGACGCGGTCGTCTTCGCATCCACGATCCAGAGCTTGTTGGTCTTGCGGTTGAGGAGGAGCAGGTCGAACTGGGCGACCTGGCGTGTGCGCGGGAACCGCTCGTCCACCCAGGTGAGCCTGGTCTCGGCGCCGATCTTGTCGTAGCCGTTGCGGAGGAAGTCGAGCGGGGTGCGCCGGTCGAGGCAGGGCAGCGTCTCGAATGCGGAGAACCATGCGGATGCGGACGCCTGGTCGACGCGCTCGTTCTCGATGGCGTCGGCCCGCGCGGTCTCCGAGATGCGGAGCTCCTTGCAGATCGAGTTGATCTCGGCGAGGCGGGACTCGCACATGCGCTTGAAGATCTGGTGCCGGTCTCCCCTGTCGTAGAGCGCGAAGAGCGTGTGGAAGTACGAGCCTCGGGACAGGGCCTCGGAGTACGAGAGGGCGGGGATCAGGCCCAGCCGGCGGCGGATGTAGTAGCCGAAGGGATCGGACAGGGCGGAGCCGTAGTCCGACGAGCGGATCGACGGGATGCGGGCGACGAGCCCCTCCGACTCAAGGTACGCGCGGGCACTCCTCCCTCTGTCCTTCGGCATCTGAACTGGCAGCGTCTCTGGTTCCATCTTGTTCACCTCGAAACTTGTCCCTGATTCGGACGAGCCTGTTGTACACGGACTGGGGACTCTTCAGTCCGATCACGCCTGCGATGCGGGTCATGGTGTACCCGTTCATCCGCAGGCGCACGATCGTCCATTCCTCCTCGGTGAGCATGGGCAGCTCCTCCAGTGGAGGCATGTCGAACGTGACAAGCTCTTCACAGATTGTATCTCTTGTCACCTGCAGTTTCAAGCGGGGTCCGTCCTCCGTGAACCGGAACCCGTTGGACGTCCAGTAGGCGTAGTGGACGGCGCCCCACAGGAACCCCTTGAGGAACGTCACGACCGTCGACTTGTCCGGGTCGTACACCGTGGTGAGCAGGCGGTGCGTCTGGACGTAGGACTCCGACAGGATCTCGTCCTTGGTCCAGAGGGGGAAGCGCTTCTTCCGATGGGCGTCCAGGGCCCACAGCGTGAGGAACCCTATGTGGTCTGCGGCGTTCCTGCTGCGGTTGATCGCCATCCCATGCTCAGACCTTCTTGATCTCCTCGGCGATCTTCTTGCCGAGCTCGATGCCGGCGTTGTAGCTGTCTTCCTTCTCCTTGGCGACGCGCTTGTCCTCACCAGGACGCTTGAGGAAGAGTCCGGTCAGAAGGCTGAGGCCGCCGACGAGGAACGCGCCGCCCGGAAGCGTGGGGGCGACCTCGTTCACCGTGGCGATGCCGAGGTCGACGACGGAGGCGAGCACGGCGTGGCGCTCGTTCGCATCCGCAAGGGCGTCCTCGAGCTGGCGGGTGGACGTGTCGACGAAGCGGCGCCAGTCGTCGACGATGCGGTCGGCGTCGGCCAGGGTGTACTCGGGCGGAGGACCGCCGGGGTCGAGGACCTGGGACACGGAGGGCGGGACCTCGAGCGAGGTGAGCTCGCGCAGGTCGCAGCCCTGCATGGTGCCGAGGAAGAGAGCAACGAGGACGGTGAAGACCATGAGCGAGACGGCGGCCGGGTTGTTCTTGATCCAGTTCACGATCTACCTCTTTCGATTCGGTCGATGCGGGAGGCCAGCTCCTTGAGGCGTTCCTCAAGCTGCTGGTCCTTGAGTCCGGACACGATCTGCGACTTGGCCAGATCGGACACGATGCTGCTGAGCTCGCGCACCTGCTCGGTGGTCACCTGCAGCTGCTGGTCCTTGCGGCCGATGTACAGCAGGATGGTTCCGATGCCGACGCAGATCGCTACGAACTGTGCCCAGGACGCTACGAGCTGGGCGCTCTGCCTGCTTTGATCGGTCATGGCTTACCCCAGAAGGACGCCCATCATGAACCAGTGGACCACGTAGACCTTGCCGTTCGTTCCAGGAGCAGCCAGCTGGAGGTTGCTCGGTATCGCTCCGATCGAGAGCACGATCTCCTCGCAACCCATCGTCTGGTACTCGTGGCCCATGCCGATGTACGCAGCGTTTCCTCCGACAAAGAAGGCGTTGTTCAGGAGGAGCTGACTCGATCCTGCCTTCGAGATCGTGAGGTCGTCCGGCAGCGCGTACGCGGTTCCGGTTCCCACGCCGGTTCGACCGAACGACACCGGATTGTTGGTGCCTCCGACCGCCAGCTCGCCGTTGGACGTGGAGAAGTTGCTGGCGTAGGGGGGAAGCGGGCTCCAGATGCCGTGCGTCCTCGTGTTGTAATCCGCATTGGACACGTGCGTGGGGTACCCCTTGCGGATCACGTCCTCGGGGATCACTGCGTTGAGCGGGTTGTTCGGGTTGGAAGTGGTGTAGTCTCGGGTCTCGGGGAAAAGACCCATCGGGAATACGCGCGGCGCGTCGTAGCTGGACTGCGTCAGGGTGACGGCGTTGGCGTTGACCTGAGTGTCGTCGGTCGAGGTACGGTACATCGGGAAGACGTAGATCCGATCGTACGCCTGCGGCACCCTGACCGGGTAGTACGAACCAGTGGTGGCTGGATTGTCGAAGTTCCTGGCGAGCCACGGAATGAACCGATTCGCATCGGCGGTGGCGGCATTGAAGGTCACCGCCTGGGTCGTGACGGCAGAGCCTGCACCCGTGAAGGTGTAGGTGCAGTGGTTCAGAACGAAGGGACGGGAGGCGAGGGTGGCTGCCGCGCCGAAGCCGTAGTTGGCCGGCTCAACTGCACGGAACGTCTGAAGCGGGGTGTTCGGCATGGGTGATGGCTCCGTTGATCAGCAGCCTGGCGACTTCCTCCCCCACTGATCGTCGTTGGTGGGGCGTGGTCGCAGGAAGATAGAGGACCTGGATGTTGCGTTCAAGACAGATGCGGTGAAGGGCGTCGACCACCAGCCACGGATCGTGCTCGAGCTGGGCACGGGCGGTGGCCACGAGGTGGGAGACGGTCCCTTCGAGAATGAGTATCGGATGGCGGCATTCGGATCGCAGGCGGTCGCATGCCTTGACGAACCGCTCCCGACCAGTGGGGGTGAGCAGGTTGCCGGCCAGCTCCACGAGGTGCTTCTTGCGCTCGATCAGGACCCGGGACTCGAAGCCTTCCAGGGCGTAGTCGCCGGTGGTCAGGCGTTTCTTGGCGACCGTGAGGGAGACGGTGCAGGTCCGCCGGTCGCAGGGGACATGGGCGTCGTCGAGCATGACCATGTGCGAGGGGAACAGGAGGGGTGTCTTCTCCCGGTCGTCCTGCAGGATGGTCCACGACCGGTTCAACGGAGCAGCGCCTTGGTCTCCCGGTCGACCCGGGCCAGGATCTCCTTGACCTTGGACTCGGCGATCCGGAAGGACCAGGAGATCTCGGGGATGGTGAGGACCCGGGAGGCTTCGACGATCTGCCGCTCGATCCTGCCGCCGGGCATGACCAGCGGATTGGTCGGGGCGTTGTGCCGTCGGGCCAGGTCGAACACGCGCTTGCGGGAGAGGCCGACCTCCTGGGCTACCTCGGCTGCGTTGTGTCCACGGTTGAGAAGGGCGATGACCTTGCGATGGTTGGGCTGCATGTCAGGAATAGATGGTGCGTTCGTACCGGATCGGAACGGATCGACCCAGGCTGGCGCACAGTCTAGCCCAGTATCCCTCTGTTGTCACGTAGGTAAAGGCGTCACGGAACAGCAAGTCGAGCCGGTCAACGGCTGCGTCGGAGCGGCAGTCGAAGTACACGGCGTCGTACACGTTGAGGAACATGAGGATGTCGGGAGCTGCGGCGTTGATGGACGGCAGCGTCCGGTGCAGGTGGTGCTGGATGCGGAGCAGCACGTTGCCGGCCGTGCATTGGATGGGCATGTTCACGATTTCGGACACGTCGTATGCGTCGCCGCCCATGAAGCGGCGCGATTGTCCGATGAACGGAAGGGCGACGTACCCACGG